TTCATAAACACGAACCGGGTGAATATATACTTTTCGATCACGCGAGGTACCACCGCGTTGATAAAACCGACGAACAAAAACGGGTCGTACTTATTTTAGATATTAATAGGTTTTAAACTAAAGGTGTTTTCGACACACTGCTTTATACATGTTATGATCACCAACAAGTTCGAGTTCATCGTTTTGGACAATACGTTTTGTAAATGGTCCGTGTGTACCGTCCATACACTCCATACACATCGCTGATATTTTAAACACTTTATCGGCGAGAGGTACACAATCTACGAGTTCGCCAAACTTTCTTTGTTTGTAATCGCCATCGAGCCCCGCGAGTAAAATCGTTTTACCCGAATCGAGAACGCGTTCAACAAACGTTTTAAGACCCGTAAAAAACTGAGCTTCGTCTATGGCTATAACGTCGACATCTGAAAAATCAACGTCATCGAGAGTATTCGTTTTTATACAATCGAAACGAACATTATCGTGGGTACGTAAAACATCTTCGGAGGCGCGCGTATCTTTTTTCGAGTTTATAACGAGAATACGTTTACCTATAACGCGGTACCGTTTTAAACGTCTGATAAGTTCAGACGTTTTTCCGGAGAACATGTTACCCATAATAATCTTAAGACTCATTTCTAATTATATGCTACACTATTTTAAATGGTTTTAAAGAAACAACTCTTAGAATAATAAAAAAACATGGAAACACTTAGAATTAAACGATTAACTCTCGAAGCAACTTTACCGACGCGCGCATCCCCTGGATCGGTCGGGTACGATTTATATAGTATGGAAAATATGACGATTAATGCATGTGAACGGGGTATTGTAAGTACGGGTATTTGTGCAACGATTCCTAAAGGTGTCTATGGACGTATTGCACCGAGATCGGGTTTGAGTGTAAAGCACGGTATCCAAACGGGTGCCGGTGTGATTGACCCGGATTATACGGGTGAATTGAAGGTTATCTTGTTTAATCACGGGAGTGAATCCTTTGAAATTAAACAAGGCGATAGAATCGCCCAATTGATTTTAGAAAAGTGTGAAACGCCACTTATTGAAGAAGTTGATGAACTTCAAGAAACGAAACGAGGTGAACGTGGCTTTGGATCTTCGGGTACGAACTAAATTAAAAATTAGTTTCCAAATGCGATACCACCCATACCATTCTTAATCCTGAGAATGTTATAGTTGACCGCGTAAGCACGAATCATATCAATTTTTGATTCCGCTGGACCGTTAATATTTATCTTTGCGTTATCGATTCGTGAAAAGTTCAAGGTACCGGTTGGTTGAGATTTGTTCATGGTAAGACAGAATGGCCACGTATATATTTGTTCCGAATCGACAGTATTGTTAAGAATCGAACAGTGTCTCGATGGAACAACGTTTCTATGGTATTCGTGTGTCATATTTTCAAAGAGTGGAACACCGTTAATAAACATAGACGCATCCGTGAATGTGTATGATGTAGACACGTTTGAACCCGCAGCTACGTGAACAGCCTTTACTGGGTGGTTAAAGTAGGTCAAATCAATTGATGTATCGGAAGCGGACATTGGTTGGTATTGTGTTTGTGTGATAAGAAGTTCGTGTTCGCCGTTTGCAAAGAATTCGCGTTCTTCTGTGTCGAGAAACACGTACGAACCGTACACTTTTGGTGAAGAACCTAAACTAAAACTACCATTTCTACACTTAATTCTAATTTCAACTTCGTGGTATTGAAGACCGACGAGTGGTAAAGATTTCGTCCAATCTTCACTGAAAAAGAATGGTATTATGTAACTCCCAGTGGAAGCATTATCACCACCGTCTTGGGTCGTCACGGCACACGTTGCTTTTGCTTGAGATTCGTTATATAACGTGTTGTGTACAGTATTAATGAAAAGGGAATCTAATTTAGTCACTTCTTGACCACCAATCCACAAAGAGAATTCAGTTGGTGAAGTTTCATCCGATGTCAAATTACCGGATTTAAAAATTGAGGCGTTGTTATTACTACTATTAATATTTGCATTTTCAATCCAAACGTAACTCAAAAGATCACCTTTCGATTTTATAGGGATGGAAACTTCGTTCCCCGATTCAAATGTTCCGATATAATCCATTCGTTCTGGTTTAATGGCAAAGTTAGTGTGACGTTTATAGTTTTGTCTGAAGAAAGAGACTTCTGGGTTGCCTGTGATATAGACATCCTGGGCACCAACGGAGACAAGATCAATCAAAGCAGCTGACATATTTACTACTATACTATATTAAAAAAATCGGGCGTTAACGAGATAAGAAAAATGGTCGTTTTTCAAGCACTCACCTGGGAAACACAAGACACGGAAGACGAGCATTTGATTAGTATTTTTGGTAAAACGAGTGAAGGTAAATCAGTGTGTGTAACGACGAGTTTTACACCATACTTTTTTATAAAACTCCCTAAGAAAACGACACCATTAGATGTTCGTAATTTATATACAAAGATTGATAAAACGTGTCCTGAGTGTCTGACGAGTTACGACATTGTTCAATCGAAAGATGTATGGGGGTTTCAGAATAACGAACAGTTTACGTTTATGCAGTTAAATTTCAAAAATGTAGCGGCGCGACGAATGGTAAATGGACGTCTAAAACGTGCATTACCCGATGAATCTATAAAATATAAGGTATACGAATCCAATTTAGACCCCGTCCTGAGATTAATGCACAGAACGGGTATACAATCTACGGGGTGGATGGATTCCGGTAACGAGTGTGTACGTTCGTATCTCGCACACGTGGATATAGACTTGTTCTGTAATAACTGGAAAACACTTAAACCTATAGATATTCCCGAGACAGCACCATTTGTCGTGGCGTCTGTGGATATTGAGTGTAATAGCTCAACCGGTAAGTTTCCTGATGCAGATGTAAAAGATGATGCGTGTTTTCAAATTGCTGTATCACTTGCACATTTTGGTTCCGATATACCGTACGATAAAACGTGTTTCTGTTATAAGAAGACGGACCCGGATTTAGAAGGGTGTATAATTAAAAGTTACGATACAGAACGTGAAATGCTTATGGCATTTAAGGCGTATATGATGGAAAAGGATATTGACATTATAACTGGGTGGAACATATTCGGTTTTGATTTGGAATATATTATGAAACGTGCGGTCATGACACATTGTGATCCATCCTTTTACGAAATGAGTAAATTGAAAAACTATACGTGTGAACTTACGTATAAAAAGTTATCGTCGAGTGCACTTGGTGATAACGACCTTAAGATTTTACCGATGCCTGGTCGATTTATTTTTGATTTGTTTCACGAGGTTAAAAAAGGGTACAAACTTGATTCGTACAAACTCGATAATGTTTCAAAATTGTACCTTGGTGATAATAAAATCGATATGCCTCCGAAAGAAATGTTTGCACGTTTTGTTGAAGAAGACCCCGTGAAGTTGCGTGAAGTTGCAGAGTACTGTATTAAGGATACTTTGTTACCACACAGACTTTTGTCTAAACTATGTACACTCGTAAACTTACTGGAAATGGCGAAAGCAACGTGGGTTCCCCTATGTTATTTGGTCGAACGGGGACAACAAATCAAAGTGTTTAGTTTATTAACAAAAAAGGCGCGTGAAATGGGATTCATGGTACCAACACTATCTTGGGGTCAACAGTCTACAATAGGATACGAAGGCGCAACTGTTCTCGAAGCACAGAAAGGTGCGTACTATACACCTATTACCGCCCTAGATTTTGAAGGTCTGTATCCATCAATCATGATGGCACACAATTTATGTTATTCGACCCTCGTTATGGATTCGAAATACGAAGACATACCTGGTATAAAATACGAAACATTCGGGTTTTATAAGTTTGCACAAGACGTTCCGAGTCTTCTGCCAAGTATTCTCTTAGAACTGAAACAGTTTCGCAAACAAGCTAAAAAAGATATGGCACAATCGACCGGTGCGTTAAAAGAAATGTATAACGGTAAACAATTAGCGTATAAAGTGTCTATGAACTCTGTATACGGTTTTACGGGTGCAGCAAAAGGTATGTTACCATGCGTACAAATTGCATCTACGGTAACGTTAAAAGGGCGAAGCATGATTGACGAAACAAAAGCATACGTTGAAAAGAATTTTCCGGGTGCAAAGGTAAGGTACGGTGATACGGATTCTGTTATGGTCGAATTTGACGTTGGAAATCGTAAAGGTATGGAAGCGATCGAGTATAGTTGGGAACTTGGTGAACGTGCCGCGGGTGAGTGTACCAAACTGTTTAAAGCACCAAATAA